GCGTACACGGGGCTAGACATTTGGTTGTTGTCGTATTTGGAAGACAGAGCCATTGTGTTTATTCAGACGTTATCTGACTTGGATGACGCTGCGGACATACTCCAGAAGTTGGGGTACTATGACAAGTATTCTGCTGATGATTATCAGCGATTGATTAAACAACGGAGCGAACTCCGAAGGAGACATTGAAATGCCTGGAATGATGCGTGGAAAGAAGGCACCGATGGTTAAGAAAGCCCGCGGTGGAACAGTCAAGAAAGCCCGCGGTGGCATGGTTGACAAGCCAAAAGAAAAGAAAATGATGCGTGGCGGCATGATTAAGAAAGCCCGCGGTGGAACAGTCAAGAAAGCCCGTGGTGGCATGGTTAAGAAGGGTTGCAAGTAATGGCTAAAAAAGCAAAGCAAGCAAAGAAGTTCCAGCAAGGCGGCATGGTTAGCCCACGCAAGCAAATGGCGATGGGAAATCAAATGGACATGGGCGCTGACATCAACCCACGCAATGTTGGTCAAGCAATGCAGATGGGTCGTGAAATTGCAGCAGCAATGGCGAAGCCTCGTGCAGACGTGACTGGCATGGATGATATGGGCATGGACCGTGCAATGGGTATGCGTCGTACACGCATGTCTTCTGGTGGTATGCGTCCACCGATGCGTAAAGGCCGGTTGGTGTAAATGGCAACTTCAGGATCAACTGACTTTGATCTAGACGTCGCAGACGTCATCGAAGAAGCGTATGAGCGTTGCGGGCTAGAAGTTCGCACGGGCTATGACGCAAAAACGGCGCGGCGTTCTTTGAATTTAATGTTCAGCGAATGGGCAAACCGAGGCGTTAATTTATGGACTGTGGAACAAGGGACGCTGTCGCTAACCTCTGGTACGGCGACATACACTTCGGCCAATGGCCTTGCTTCTCCGATGACCGACATTTTGGAGGTTGCACTCCGGAGGTCTGGGACGGATTACGAAGTAGACCGGATCAGCCGCGGGGAGTATCTGAACATTCCCAACAAGACGACGACTGGCCGCCCTTCGCAGTTCTATTTTAATCGTCAGGTTAGTCCTGAAATTACGCTTTGGCCTACGCCGGATGCGGCAGATACATTGGTGTACTACTACATCAGCCGGATCGAAGATGCGGATACGATGAAGAACACGACTGATGTGCCTTTCCGTTTCTTGCCGTGTATGGTCGCAGGACTTTCATATTATCTGGCGATGAAAAAAGCGCCGGAACGTATACAGCTTTTGAAAGCCGTGTATGAAGAAGAGTTCCAGCGTGCGTCGGATGAAGATGAAGATCGTGTAGCTTTAAAGCTACAACCTGACATTCAGTACATAAGGTTCTGACATGGGACGGTACGCGTCTGGTCGATATGCTTTTGGTATCTCTGATCGTTCAGGGTTCCGTTATCGCCTGCGTGAAATGAAGAAAGAATGGAACGGTCTGTTGGTTGGACCGGACGAGTATGAGATAAAACATCCTCAACTCAAGGCTCCAAATGTTTCTCCAGATCCGCAAGCATTACGCAATCCTCGGCCCGATGGCGCAGAAGCGTTGATTGTATATTTGATTAAGAACAGCATCGGTCAATCAATTCCCGGCCCGAAGGCCGTGGGTAAAGCAGGAAGTGTGACGGTAACGACATCATGAGTTTTACATATGCACAGCTGAAACAAGCGATACAGGATTACAGCGAAAATGATGAGACAAGTTTCGTCACCAACTTACCTATATTTATTAGGAATGCAGAAGAGCGAATTCTTAAAACAGTACAGCTGTCCTTATTTAAGAAAAATGTCGCAGGAAACTTTACAGCTTCAAATCAGTATTTGGCAGCGCCAAGTGATTTCCTTGCTCCGATGTCTTTGTCTTACACGGACTCTAATGGAGACAAGCAGTTCTTGCTTTTTAAAGATGCCAACTTTATTCAGGACTACAACCCAGACGCCTCAGACACCGGAGCGCCAAGATACTACGCCGTCTTCGACGTAGATAACTTTATTATTGGCCCGACGCCTGATGATAGCTACGCCGTTGAATTGCATTACATGTATCGTCCTGCAAGTCTGACGTCTGGTGCTGAGTCTGGTACGACATGGTTGAGTCAGAACGCGCCGTTAGCATTGCTTTATGGATCATTGATTGAAGCCTATACTTACATGAAAGGTGAAGCTGATCTGGTTCAGAACTATAATGCACGCTTTGGCGAAGCCATTGTTGGTCTGAAGATGCTTGGCGAAGCGAAAGAAGTTACAGACGAATACCGTATCGGTAAGGTACGCAGACAGAAGCAATGATCAAGGTCGATGTACACACAACGTCCGGACGTGGCTTTACCCCGGAAGAACTTGCTGAACGGTGTGCTGACAAAATTATCTCGGTATCTGATGAATCAGATCCAGTTATTCAGCAACAAGCAAGAGCCTTCCGCAAACAAATTGTGACTGTTGTCAGCAAGTACCTTAAACAGGCGGTACTCAGTGATAGAACAACAGTTTACAATGCATTAATTGATGCAGGCCAACCCCAGCTTGCTGAACTTATTAGGAGACTATGACATGGCTTTTGACGGTAACAACTACATGATGACTTCGTTTAAGAAGGAACTCATGTTTGGTGCACACGATTTTGATACTTCGACGGGCGACACGTTCAAGCTCGCGTTGTATACCAGTTCTGCGGACGGTACTGACTTTGGTGGCTCAACGACAGATATGGATGAAACGATTACTGCGTACAATGCAACGAATGAAGTGGGCAACTCTGGTTCATATTCTGCGGGCGGTGGTACGTTGAATACGGTTGATCCAACAACTTCTGGTACAACTGCGTTGGTGGATTTTGATGATCTGACGTTTACGACAGCGACAATCACAGCGCGTGGTGCGGTGGTGTATAACTCGACACCGAACACGACTTCGATTGCTCTGACGAATCCTGCCATTTTGGTGTTGGATTTTACGGAAGATAAGACGTCTACTGCGGGTGACTTCACCATTACGTTCCCGACAGCAGATGCGAGTAACGCGATCATCCGGATTGCCTGATGACTGATGTCATCGTCCCATATTCCGGGTGGGGCCGGGGTGCCTGGGGTTCAGGCGTTTGGGGCGAGGGCGCAGAATTAGTCCCCGGAGCCACGGGACAGGTTGGCTCCGTTACAGTCACAGGGGACGCAAATGTTCCGGAAACGGGACTGAGTGCAACGGCATCTGTCGGTACAGTTACCGTCACGGCTGATGCCAATGTTGCAGTGACTGGATTAAGTGCAGTTGGTTCAGTTGGCACGGTTACGGTTACAGGAACCGCGGTTGTTCCGGCAAGTGGCGTAGAAGCGACTGGTTCAGTCGGCTCCGTCACAATTACTGGTGATAGTAACGTCAGCGTTACTGCTGTTGCAGCAACAACAGCTGTTGGCACAGTCAGTGTCACGGGTGACGCAAATGTTCCGGAGACGGGACTAAGCGCCACTGGTTCAGTTGGCACAGTCAGTATTGCGACAAGCTCCAACGTCAATGTTCTTGGGGTTTCTGCAACAGCAAGTGTCACTGCCGTTTCTGCGAGCGGTGGCGCGATAGTTCCCACGTCTGGCGTGTTTGCGACAGGCGCAGTCGGCAAAGTCCTCGTGTGGGGACGAATTGTGCCGGATCAGAATGCAGGATACACTGAAGAAAGTCCTGTACAATCACCGGCATGGACAGAAATTGAACCTTTTCAGTCACCTGAGTATGAAGAGGTTGCATAGAGGCTAAAACATGGCAAGTACATATACTACTAACCTTGGTATTGAGAAAATTGGAACTGGCGAACAGTCAGGAACATGGGGTGAAACCACCAATCTCAACTTCGACATTATTGACCAAGCGATCAACGGACTGGTGTCTGTTACGTTACCTGCGGTCGGTTCAACGGGTTCACCGAACACAGTTCCGATCACTGATGGTGCGGTTTCTAATGGCCGAAATGCGTTTATCGAGTTGGTTGATGGTGGTGACTTAGGTGGTACAGCATATGTCCAGCTGACGCCAAACGATGCAAAAAAGATTGCGTATGTCCGGAACAGCCTCTCCGGCGGACAATCTGTCATTCTGTTCCAAGGCACATATAACGCATCCAACGATTTTGAATTGGCCAATGGCAAAGACGCGCTGTTGTACTTTAACGGTGGCGGAACTGGCGCTGTTGTTGCTGTCGTTCAAGCTAACGAAGTCCGCTCTGGTTCGTTCCAAATTGACAACATCGTGCTTGATGGCAACTCAATCGACGTTGATGGTGATTTAACTATCGACGTCTCTGACAGCGATATCTTGCTCAAGGATGATGGCACGACCTTTGGTGGATTCTCACTTGGCGGAACGGATACGGATAACTTGGTTATCAAGTCAGGTTCTACGCCAACTGCTGCATTGACTTTTCATCAAGGAAACGTGGGCTTTGGCACACAGGATGAAGCATCGTATTTGATTGATGCACAGAGCGCATCGGCGGGCATTCAGGCGCGATTCATTTCAACTGATGCGTCTGCTTCTTCTGGTCCTGACCTCAAGTTCTATAAAAACTCTGCCTCTCCCGCTGATGGGGATGTAATTTCTACGTTCTACTTTAATGCGAACACGGACGATGGCGCGGGTGGCGTATCACTGTCTGATGTGAACTACGGAAGCATGGTATTTAATGCCGTTGAAACCAACGAAACAACCGGTGAAGTGGGTGGTTTTGCCCTGAACCTAAAGCGTGGTGGTACAACACAGCAGTACATCAGCATTGTGGGCGGCACAACAAGCGACACGGACAATGATTCGATTGTTTTTAGCACTGGCGGTTCGGCGGCGATTACAATTGATAACAGCCAAAAAGTCACTGTTGGAGACCTCGACGTTGACAACATCAATATCGATGGAAACGCAATCACATCTACGGACACCAACGGAAACATTGCCCTCACACCGGATGGCACTGGTGAGGTGGACATTAGTAAGGTTGATATTGATGGCGGCACGATTGACGGCACTACCATCGGTGGATCGACTGCGGCGGCGGGTACGTTTACGACAGGTCAGTTCAATACAAGCCTTAATGTAGACGGCACTGCCACGGATGATGGGCTGACTGTTGATGGGACTGTTTTAGTAGACACCAATAACGGTGATAATAAATTTACGCTTACA